CAGTATCACACTTACAAGCCGCCGAATCGCTGCATGAAATTTCGGTCAACACACCAACACTGCGCGATCAGTTCGCCATGTCAGCGCTGCAGGGCATGTTGACCACAGCAGGCGGGCCGTGTTTACATGGATTGGACGGTATTGAATTACAGACAGCCACAGCAGCATACCGCCTGGCTGACGCAATGCTGGAGGCACGGAAATGAAAACTGTATATCTGGTCGTAGAAGATAGTTCAATGTTGAATGAACCAACAAACGGCGCTGTACATCCTGTTGCTGCTTTCTCCACAGAAGAAAAAGCACAAGCTTGGATTGATAGTAAAGGGATTGTTGCGAGTAAAACCTGGGCGGCTAATACTTATGACCCGCGATATTATCCTTTTCCATATAGCATAATGGAACTTGATGTAGACGAGTAACAAAAAGCCCGCTTAGTGCGGGCTATTAAATATCCATACTGCTTGTGCGAATCCTCTAGGCGTAGCGGACCTGATATTTTTAGTCCGTGTCGACTTTCCACCGCAATATTTCCACCCCGGGTTATCTTGGTAAAAAGGTTCTACTCTCATTTTTACAGGCTGTACAAAGCCGTTACCACACCAGATACAAGTGCTTTTATTATAGCGATCCTGAACCGGGTAAACTTCCGGATAAACGGGGTGCGGCGAGTCACAGTCTAAGTAACCGGCATAGTCGCAAGGGTTAAACGTGAAATCCGGCAATCTGTATAAATTTGATAATGCCCCTACCGGATTTTCAAAGCACCATGGACATTCCAGTGCATTACCGACCTTTTCAACGAGCAGTGCAAGACGTTTTGCCTTGTTCTGAAAATCCGGATCCGCTTCTCGTTTGTCTTTCCACCAACGCGCGCCGGCGACAGTCAGATCAGTACACTCCGGAAATCCGATTACGATTTCGGCGTTTATAACCTGACTTTTTATCCATTCCGCATGTTCATCACACTGGTCATGGTGAAACCACATCCCGACTTTCACCATGTTACCTTCACGCGTAATACCTTCAGGATGTTGCCCGTCGAATAACCAGCATTCATATCCGGCATCTATCCATGGACGGGCAGCGATGCCCGTCACGTCATACAGAAACACAGCACGTTTAGTCACGCTGCACCTCCAGCAAACGGGTTCTGCGACTTCCAGTACATATCAGCAATTTCCCCCGGCGCTTTGATATTCAGCAGGTCTTTACGGATTTTATCGACGTAGAGGCGCGGCTTACCTTCCCCTGCGATCGCATTATTCACACGTCCGTTGTTCAGGTTAGGGTGCTGCACGTAGCCGATATCCTCCAGAGTCTGTTTGCGCTTATTCGGCGGCAGGAAGCGTTCCAGCCCTTTGCTTTCCAGCAGTTTGGTCAGATGGTAACTGCTGATCCATCCGTCACAGAATCCCGGCATCTCGCTATCTACAGCTTCCATGATTTCCTGTTCAACGCGTCCCAGTGATACTTTTTCCGCTTCGCGCTGGCTGGATGTCTCCGGTGCACGCTGACAGAATGTTTTCGGATTGAATTCATCCGGTATCTCGTATTCAGACAGGAAGTGTGCGATCACTGCCCAGCCGCCGTTGTCAGCCCACTCATACAGACGATAGAAATAATCCGGCGGCATGTCATCGCGCTGCAGATCTTCAACGCTCTGTTGCGCCGTGTACAGCATGGCGTAGCGGCGGCCGTTACGTTTAATCGGCACGCAATCGCGGTGGTTCGAAAAACAAATGAAATTCGCTCTGTTATCGCCGGTCGTCTGGTCGATACCTTTCTGCTGGATTTGAATGCGCTTGTTGGTGATCATTGGCTTCATTCGTTCCAGCAACGTGTGCTTGTCGTCAGTTTTCAGTTCTTCCACGATGACGAGCAGGTTACCCTGCAGCCAGCCGTTAAACTGTGATTCCAGATCTGACGCTTCAGGGACGTGCGTATAGCGGCGGCCGACGGCGTGTGACAGCGCGGTACCGATAAATGACTTACCATTACCTTCCGCGCCCTGCACCACAGGACACCATTGCGCCTTCATTCCCGGATACTGAACGCACGCAGCCATATAGGACAGCAGGATCACCCGATCACGGTCATTCGGCAGCAGCTTAGCCAGATGGGTAAGGAAAGGCGTCGCGTCGCCTTTGATGCGGTCGATATACGCCGGCGCGTAAATGTTCACCAGGTCGACACCTTCGTCGTTCACAATGGCACCCGGCAGCGCTTCAGGGCGAAAACACGGTCCCCATGCTTTCGGGAATTCGTGCCCGCGCGACAGGGTGAACGCTTCATGTGCTTTGAAGGTGAATTTGTCGAACTGCAGATCCAGAACAAACTGATAGCCGCTGTATCGTGCGCTGAACGCTTCGGGCTTCATTATCTGACCGTCAGGACACAGGAAGCGGTTTTGTGCTTCCAGGTAGACCACACCGCGGAAATATTCAATCTGTCCGGGGATATCCATGACGTTACCGCCGGGGATTTGCGGTTTGTGCGGGCGCGCAGACGGCTTCGGGACGTCAGGTGGCGTCGGTACAGGGAAAAGCATTGCCGGGTGCATACTACCCTGTGCTTTGCTGGCGTAGGCGTAGGCGTTGGCAACTTTCAGTGTGAGTTCAGAGATATCCCACGGTGGTTCGCAGCGCGGGTTCCAGTGCTCCATCATCAGTTCGACACACTTCGCCTCGGACAGACCGTACTCGCGCACCCGGGCAGCGGTGGCGAAAGTCGTCTGATCGCCGTTCGACCCTTCTACGGCCGGATGAGCATTTGCCAGGTAGCCGACTGCGGTGTTGATACTGAACGCGTCGTCAATTTCCAGCGCAACTTCACCGCGGGTAACCGGACCGGTAAAGGATGTTGGCGCGAGTTCCGGCAGACCGGTCGCGATATCTTCGAGCTGATAGCGGATCGCACCGTTAGATGAAACGATGGAATATGACTGCGGGTTACCCATATCTTTCCAGTGGAGGAAACCGGGCACACGCATAACGCGAGATGGGTTATGGATCGTCTTGTCGGACTTATACTGTGCGATAAGACGTTTCTGCATGGTTGACCATGCGCCCATGTCGACCGCGCCGGCGTGCAGCAGCCAGTATGCGTGGTGACGCTGACCATCCGATCGACTGATGATGATTGACGGCGGGATATGCCAATGCTCCGGCAGTCCACCTTCGTCAATGTCAATAAAACAGGCGCGCGCCATCATGATAGAGCCGTCTGACTGACCGCCCTGATTGATAACCATGTACACACCGTACAGTGCTGAGTTATCAGCTTGTAATTGCGGCATCACCTGGTCAAGCGTACCGTGATAGTTATGACCGCAATAGAGCGGCTTGCCACCTTCATCGCGCGCCTTACGCATATCTTCAGGATCAGCAAAGGTACGCCAACAGGCAGGCTGTCCGCCTGTCAGTAAATTATAGAATTGTTCCATCGGCTCACTCAGTTAAAGTTATGGGTTAGCGCTTTCTACCGCGGCGTTCCACCCTTTACGGAAATAGTTACGGTTATTTGTGCAAAGGTGCGGCTCATCATCCGCCGGGCGCGGGTCGCGCATATCACGACGTTCCGGGATACGGGTTGCACAACGCAGCCAACCTTCCCACATTAACGACGTTAAACCTGACTCGTAACCATCTTGATCGTTACGCGACGTATTCAAATCATCAAACGACGACTCGAACAACTGACGCTCATAGTCGAGGTTCATAAAGCCACCACTTTACCCAGGTTGTCGCCATGGGTCAGCACAACCGGCACCTCGGAAATGTTCTGCAAGTCGATGAACAAATCACCTTCAGACAGTACAACCAGTGGGTCCAGAAAGCGCAGTGCTTTGGTGAATGCAGCGCCGGCGGTTTGCATCACATAGCCTGTGTCGGTCGACTCAACGGACAGACCGGTAGGAATGCGCACACGGTGCCCCGCTGGAATAATGACAAAGTTGTCAGGTTGTACGTTCAGTTGCACCGACTCGTTTTTATGGGTAAACGCGATCACCGGGTTGTCTTTCAGATAAGCAGTAATTGAATCAACCGTGGCGTCAGAATAGATTTGCAGCATATTATTTAGCTCCCAGTTTAATTACAGCGCGCTGCCAGCGCACAGCGCTGATCACACGACGTTCGATGGACATTGCCAGTTTGACGGTACGTTCAGTAACCATACAGGCTTCTGCTACCGCCGTGATGCCGTGTTTATCAACAAGGGCTTTAACTTCATCTTTCATATTTTACACACCGGAGTTAATTAGTTTATAATACTGTACCACAGACGGCGCGAAAGTAAAGAGTCCGCCCAGTTTTCTGACATTATTACCGAACGCCATCTGCGCAACGGCGCGCGCGTCGCCAGGTGTGAGGTGCCAGCCCGGTTCTTTTACCTCGACCGCCGTGAACAATCCCCATACCTGCCCGATATGTTGAGGCATAACCATCCGCGGCGTGATGCCGATCAGATCTGACGACTTCCAGACTTTGTTCAGTTTTTTACTGACGTTACCCAGTCCGTATCGTATCTGGCGGCCTGTATCGTCCACACAGGCACCGTTATTGTTTCGCCACAGTGACGCGCCGTGTTTTGGTGCCTCCAGGATAATCTGTGCCTGCACTGCCGCCTCAGACTGATAATTCACGGCGTCCGGTGTGTAGTCGCTCACCGGTTCAAGTATCTCAATCAGTTCACGCAGCGCCGCGCCGGTAACGCCGTGCTTATGCGCCCATTCAGTCAGTGTGATCATACAAGCGGCTCCGCGTCAGGGTTGCGTTGATGGTATGCTATCAGTAATTCGTACTCGGAATAATAAATTCCATTGCGTGTCGTACCGGCGCATGGATCGCAGAATACGCCCTCACCCATCACGATAACGAATTCCCATTCAGGCATTGCGACTAGCTGTGCGATCCTGTTATCACACTCCTGTCGCTCAACAAGTTGTTTAATGTATTCACCGAGTACAGTTGTCATTTAAAACCTCTACCTGTCAGTACGCGATCGTGTGTGACCAGCGCTTCGGTCTTGTTAGCGATACGCAATCCTTCAATCGCACACTTGACATCTTTAGACCACTTTGTACCGTCGTCAAAATAGAAACGGTGGATGTTCAACACGACTTCCATCATTTTTAATGCCGTTAAAACCCTCTGCTGTTCTTTCACGCCGCTACCCCCATCTGTAATAAGTGGTCACGCACCCGGTCTGTCAGCGATTCAGCGTCAGCGCGACCCAGCGCCTGGGCGGACAGTACGTCGGTGCCGAATTGCTGCCAGAAAGTGATCTGCGCCTCACGCAGTCCACAGCCCAGCGTGCCCATATAGAAATCACCGTATCGCTGCATCACGTCGCGCAGGACGATCTGTGCTTCCATGCGTAAACGGTGTTGCTTCGCTGCGCCCGCCGCGGCAATTTGTGGTGCACCTGCTGCCAGGAAACGGTTTTTCACAGCGTCCGGTGATTCCATTACGCGGTCAGCCTCACCGCGCATCTGGGCGAGTATCTCCGGCGTCAGTTCAGTCAGGTCACCTTCCACCTGTTCCAGTGTCCTCGGTTCGGACGCCGCGCGCACCCTTTCACCACAATGCGGGCAGATACTGTTGCGCGCCGGGAACGGCTGGAAGCATGATACACAGACTGTCAGTTTTTCAGCACCGCTGTCGGATTTCGCACGACGGTCACGACGGTCTAGCGTCCACTCAACAGGTTTATCTGGTAGATCGTGGCGTATAACATTACCCACATGGTCAATAATTAGTGCTTTTTCTTTACCTTCCAGTATGCGCAGTGCGCGGCCGAACTGCTGCACATATAATCCGTAACTCTGTGTTGGTCGGGCAAATGACACAGCTTCAATTGCCGGAAGGTCGAAACCTTCCCCAAGTAAATCACAGTTCACGATTTGTAAAATTTCACCTTCTTTAAACTGTCTGATCAACTTGTTGCGTTCCGCTGCTGAATTTTTAGCTGATAACGCTGCAGCAGGCACCCCATAATCCCGAAAACGTTGTGCGACTTCTTCAGCATCATTAACATCCACTGTAAAAGTAACACCGCGTTTCCCTGGTGCAATTTTAATATATTGCTCAACCACATCACCTACCAGACGCGATTTTTTCACGGCGTCCTGCAACTGATTTTTCTGGAAATCACCTGTTGATTTGCTGATCTCAACCTGGTCAAGTCTTAAATCAGAGGGAGGGCAAAAAATACGATAGTCTGTCAAGTAGCCCATTGTAATCAACTCACGCATAGACGGTCCGACAATCATCTTGTCGATCAATCCGTCTGCGTGGCGTCCTAACCCTTTGCCATCCGCGCGGGACGGAGTAGCTGTTACAATCAACCCTCGCGCACCAGCGGCGTCAAATACAGAACAAGGTTTACCCCATTTATTTTCCCTCAGAACATGATGACCCTCATCCGTCGTCCAGGTTAAATGCGCGCCTATTTTTTTGAAGTATTCAACATCCTCGTTACTGAGCGAATCAATAGAGGACACATACACATTCTTTACACGCGGACTGTAAAAAGAAGTGCCGAAGGTTTCTGTGTGTGCTGTGCTGATATAACGCAAAGATGTTTTCGAACAGATCAAATTGTGCATTATCCCTTCGGCAGCCAAAGCCATGCTGATCTGTCCGATTAGTTCATGGCGATGAGCCATGAGTAATGACACACGATCTGCTTCACGTTCAATACGTGTCACACGAGCCTTACAGCGTGTTTTTCCCGCACCTGTACTCAGCACGTCGCACACAACCTTGTGACCTTCATCCCAGGCGCGATATGTGTCGTCAATAGCCCGCTGTTGATACGGGCGCATAGTTATGGTCATTGCATCTCCGGATGACAATTTTTACAGTAACATGCTTCACCACTGATCTTTCCCCAAGTACAGTCAATATCAGCCTTCAGTACGTTGTATGCAATTCGCATCGCCTGCAGATACCACCCTTCGTTAATGCTGGTGCATTTCTCCAGGTGTTCAATCAGTTCTTTTGCTTTCTCGGCGGTCAGCGTTTTCATTTTATCCACTCCCATTTAATTACTTTAGCCAGACCGATCCGGAAACCAGATAAACCTTGCCATCTGTTCCCTGACCAATACGCCGCACCTTTTCTTTTTGTACGGTCAGACCGTAGTGACTGTGTGACAACCACAACTGGTTCATAAGGTTTCGGATATTCTCCATTACCGGGATATCCAATTACAATGTCATCGCCCATATCGTACACCTCGCAGATTTATTTTACGATTTTTATGATAATTCACTTGCACACAATCCGCAACTATTTTATAGTCTGTTCCGTAGACAACAAAGCGAGGTGACAAATGAGTCTGGATATCAAAGTAAAAGCAGGCAGTATTGAGAGTGTCATGTGCGCCGGTGGTTACCGGTCTAACCAAATTGAAGTCGAAATGTCAGACGTCGAACTGTCCGAGTGTGTACCAGTTGATGAAATCGTCGGTGAATATGACCATGACGATCTTCTCTCTGCAATCGGCGACGACAAAGTGGCGCGCTGGCTTGAAAGTCAAGGCTTTACTGTAAACGAGGAGTGACAAATGGCTGTTAAATTTAACTTTGAAGAACTGAACGGCGCGATGACCACCGTGACCTGTTCAGGACTGAGTCGTGAAAACGCACACCGTATTCTTTCCGGCGCGCACTTCAGCGATACCGGTACCTTTATGCTCAACCACGACGACGGTACGGACATCTTCACGCTGTCCAAATACAAACGCGTCAACTTCCGTGAGGTGACAGAGTGATCCCACTCGTAGCGACAATCGATATGGAAACACTCAGCACAGAGCATAACGCCGCGTTGCTGAGTATCGGTGCGGTGATCCACGACTTCGGCACCGGGCAACAGGTTGACACGTTCTACGCGAACATCACGCCTGAATCGTCAATCGCCGCCGGGCTGGATGTGAGCGAGTCAACAAAAGCGTGGTGGACTAAACAGGGTCAGGCTGCACATGATGTCCTGTCTGTTGACCAGCGCCCGTTACGCGACGTACTGGTAGACTTTACCAAATGGTTAGCCGGACACGGTGTGCAGTATGCGATCGGCAACGGTCCGCGCGCTGATAACCAGTGGTTAGAGTCGGCGTGTAAAGCAGTAGGTATGCAGTCACCGATTAAATACTGGGGCGATCTGGATATGCGCACGCTGACGTTTATCGGCACGCATATTCTCGGACTCGACCACTGGCACAACACGTTCAAAGGTGTTAAACATAACGCCCTGCACGATGCAATTAACGAAGCAGAATTCTGCAACGCTGTATTTCAAAAACTTATCAACAGGAAACCAAAAGAAATGGCTGAATTTACACTGAGCATTAAAACCGAAAGCACTTCCGAGCTGGCTGACATCGTGGCAAAACTGAACGGCGCGCACACCGCACCGGCAGATGGTATCGTGAAAACACCTATTGAAGTTCCAGCCGACGGTAAAACGTACCAGACTGACATGTCTACGGGAGTTACCACTCCAGCACCGGTTCCACAACCTGAACCGCAGGATGACGAGCCTACCAACGGTGCACCGCCAGCAACAGATAAAAACGGTCTGCCATGGGACGAGCGTATCCACGCTGGCACTAAAGCACTGAACACAGATGGCACGTGGAAAAAACGCCGCGGTGTTGACGATGCTACTGTTGCCACTGTGACTGCTGAACTGACCGGCGCAGCGCCGCAACCGGAACCTACTCCGGCTCCGCAGCCTGATCCAACTCCTGCTCCGACCCCGGCTCCACAGCCTGAAACTGCACCGACCCCGGCTCTAGTGCCGAGCACTAACCGTATTCAGGACTTCCAGCAGATTGTGCAGGAACTGCAGAAAGCCGGTACCGCAGCGGCGGCTGACTATATGCCAAAATATCACGGTCAGATCGTCCAGACTCTGCTGAAACTGTCCGGCGTGACCACGGTGCCTGAAGCGACCACCGAGCAGATGCAGAAAATGTACGAAGTGCGTGATCAGATTATCGCTAACCTGCCATCTATCGTCGCCGGCGTACCAATCGCTGACCTGGTCAAGTAATCCATTCAGCCCGCTCTGGCGGGCTTTATTTAAGAGGTGAGCAATTATGACAATTAACGATTTAAACGGTGCGGAACTCGACGTTTTACATAAACTTTTTCGTTTTGGCGCATGTGAGAGCGGCGATATCCCCGCAAAATCCGGTAGAGCAGGACTTATAGCTAAAGGTTTAGCTGAGGTTAACAATTTCACTTTTCAAGGCGAAGATTATTATCTGACTTGCCTTACAGGAGCAGGACAAAACCTCGCATTGAATCACTATCGTCGTGTGACGGGTGAATAAAATATGTCACACGCAACGTTAGGCGGGTCGTCATGTTATCGCTGGGCTAATTGTAGCGGTTCTGTTGCCCTTTTACATCTGGCACCGCCTGATGTTGAGAGTGATGCCGCAGCAAGAGGCAGCGCTATTCACTGGGTCGACGAGACACGCCTGAATCACTGGAAACAGCACGGTCGTGATTTCGATGGTATCTGGCCATCATACGCACCGAACGATGTCAGTCTGTACGAAGACATGTTCCTGGAAAGCGATACGTACGTTGATTACGTTGTGGATCACTGCGCGCTGAACTGGGACAACACGTTTATTGAACAGCGTGTCAGTCTGTCTGACGACATGTACGGCACGGCCGACTGTATCAACTACAGCCCGTTGTACCGACATCTGGACGTATTTGACGCGAAGCACGGTCGACTTTTTGTACCAGCGGTCGATAACCACCAGTTAGCGTTTTATCTGATCGGCGCGGTGCGTTACATTCAGGAACGCGGGTGGCCTTTACCGGAAACTGTGACCGGTCATATTATTCAACCGTTGTGCGGTGAGCCGCGCACATGGAATTTAACGCTGCAGGAACTTTACACCTGGTGGGTAAAGATATTCGAGGCGGCACAGCGCGCCGGTGAGCACACGTTTAACGTCGGGTCATGGTGTGAGTATTGTCCGGGGATGGCGTCGTGTGAAGCGCACTGGTCGCGCACAGAGCACTATCTGAAACAGGTGATCGTAATGACTGAATTACAGAATCCCACGCCTGAGCAAATGGCGGAACGCAAACGCCTGCTGGATGAGGCGGCAACATTTATCAAATCGCAACAGGATGCGGTTGATAAACTGGCTTTCCACATGGCAGAAAACCAGGGTAAGCATATCCCGGGTTACAAACTGGTGCAGCGCAACACGCACCGTAAATATGTCGAAGGCGCATTTGACATCCTTTGCGCAATGCGGCCGGACCTTGTTGAGAAGGTTAGCAAGCCGCGCGAGTTAATCAGTCCGGCAAATCTCGATAAAATAATTGACAGCGACGTATCAAAGCTGTTAATCTTTAAACCAGACAGCGGCAAACGTTTAGTCGCATCTGAACAACCCGGCGCGGCAGTCGCGTCAAAACTTTCTGAATGGTTCAACGGAGCATCGAAATGATTTTATCTGACGGCAAAGTGGTAACAAACGAAGTGATTCTGGCTTTTGAAAACCTGAAAACTCCTGATGACAAAGGTAAGTACACGGTTAAGGTTTTATTGAAAAAAACTGACACCCAGGTTGTTCAGGAAATCACGCAGTTGTTGCAGAACAAAGCTACTGAAAAACAGGTTTTCTTCAACAACCCATTCACGCCGGGTGCACAATGGCATGACGGCGATGTGTATCGTAATAAATCCGGTGTGCAGGTTGAAGCATACAAAGGTTACTGGGTGTTGAATGCCAAGTCAGGATATCCGGTCGGTGTGATCAACCTGAATGGTCAATCGATGGATCTGAATTTTGAGCACGATAAACTTTATTCCGGGGCTGGCATCAAGATTTGTGTTGATGCGTACGATTACGAAAACTCCGGTAATAAAGGCGTTTCTCTGGGCTTGCAGGGTGTTCAGGTTGTCAACTTTGACAAAACTCAGCGTCCACAGATCGCCGAAGCGTCCGGTGGCGGTATGAACGCACAGGCACTGGCAAATGCTTTCGGTGTGGCTCAGACCGCTGCAGCGCCTAACCCCAATCCGGCACCTGCGCCTGATTTCCTGGCTCCGCCACCAGTCAAAACGCTGATTCAGACCGGCGCGCACACTATTGAAGCATTACGTGCTGCAGGATGGGGCGATGACCAAATGGTTGCCGCCGGTCACGCGAAATGGAGCGCGTAAGTTAATTAACAGGGCGGCGCAAGCCGCCTTATTTTTTTTAAGGTGAGCGAATGAAAATCACAGAATCAGCTTTCTTGTCGGCGCTAACTTACGACCCAGATACAGGCTGGTTCACCTGGGAAGTGAGTCGACCCGGACGCTGGAAGATAAAAAAAGGAAGCCGGGCAGGAGGATTAACAAAAAATCAATCCGGTAAATATTATCGAACAATCATGTTTTCTGGACAGCCTGTTTTAGAACATCGGTTGGCATTTTTGTTTATGGAAGGGCGTATGCCCCCGCTAAACATACGAGTAGACCACATAAACGGAGACGGTACAGATAACAGATGGATAAACTTAAGATTGGTTACGGACGTCGTTAATAGCCAAAATTTAAGGAAATACAAAAACAATACATCTGGCGTAACAGGTGTGAAGTGGAACAAGAAAAAAAGAAAATGGCAATCACAGATCGACATTAATAAGAAAAGAGTTCATTTAGGTGAATTTCATTGCTTGTCTGACGCAATTGAAGCGCGCAAAAATGCCGAAATTACATTCGGATTCCATAAAAACCACGGGAGTGACCGACCATTATGAATCCCCGCGACTACCCATACGATATTGAAACCTACCCGAATACTTTCACTTTCCGGGCAACACATGCTGCCAGCGGGAAGAAATACTGCTTTGAGATTTCCGACCGCCGCGACGACCGCGCACAACTTTTCCAGTTCATCCGCTATTTACAGCAGGTGAAAGCCCGCATGATCGGTTATAACAGTCTGTGGTTTGACTGGGAGGTCGTACAGTGGCTGATGGAAAACCCTTACGCGACGGTCGCACAAATCTATAACAAAGCGATGAATCGCATTAAAGGTGACGGGTCATACCCGATGTGGGCTGACCGACGCCTGGTCGAGCAGGTCGACCTGCTGAAGATCCATCACTTCGACAACAAAGCCAAAGCGACAAGCCTGAAAGCACTGGAAATTGCGATGCGGATGGAAAGCGTCGAGGATCTACCTTTCCCTGTCGGAACTTATCTCACGGATGAACAGAAAGATATTCTGTTGTCATATAACGACCACGACGTCGACGCCACCACTGAGTTTTATAAAGCATCATATAAAATGATCGCATTTCGTGAAGAACTGACTGTGAAATACGGTTCTGACTTCATGAATCATAGTGACGCGAAAATAGGTTCCGACATTCTGGCAATCGAACTGGAAAAGGCCGGTATTCCATGCTATGAGAAAAACGCCGCCGGACGCCGAGTTCCGCGTCAGACGCCGCGATCGTCTATCAACCTTGCTGAATGTATTTTTCCTTACGTACGGCTTGAGCACCCCGCTTTCAGAATGATTCTCGACTACCTGGTTGCACAGACTATCCGTCAGACTAAAGGTGTGTTTTCCGATATCAGTTGCACGCCGGAAATGGTCAGGTGGATGGATCCGAAGAAAGTGAAAGTATGGGTTAAAGGTGCGAAGAAACCGCGGCGCTTGTGCCACATCCCGCCTGAAACCGACATGACCGGGGCGAAATACATCGCATCAAGCCTGCACTGTCGTATTGACGGGTTCAACTATGAATTCGGCACCGGTGGTCTGCACGCTTCGTTACACCGTGAAATCGTCCACAGTACTGACACGCACAAAATCATCGACCTTGACGTAGCATCGTATTACCCGAACCTGGCGATTAAAAATGTCATATTCCCTGAACATTTGAGCGACGTATATTGTAAAACTTCTGACGATTTGTTTCACGAAAGACAACGTGTAGGAAAGAAAACTACCATTGGTGGGGCTATTAAGCTCGCACTAAACACCGCATACGGTAATAGCAATAATGAATACAGTTTTCTTTTTGACCCTAAATACACCATGTCAATTACAGTATCCGGTCAACTGTCACTGTGCATGCTGGTTGAACAGTTAATCAAAGTACCCGGGCTGCGGATGATCCAGTGCAATACTGACGGTATTACCTTCCATTGCCCTGTTGAGTACATCGATCATGCTCACAATCTACGGGTGTGGTGGGAAACGGTGACTAAACTTGAACTGGAGGAAGCAAGATACAGCCGATTTTTCATCAGGGATGTCAATTCATACGAGGCCTGTTATGACAGAGATTTTCATACTTTCGATGAAGAAGACAAATACTATAAACGCAAAGGCGCATACGAATACAAACGCGAATGGCATAAGGACCACTCCGCACTTGTAATACCTAAAGCAGTTGAAGCCTATCATATTCACGGTACCGATATCGCAGCGTTCATCTTCAGCCATAGTGATCCATTCGACTTTATGATCCGCGGTAAGGTGAACCGTGACTGCTCACTGCACATGGTGTACCCGAACGGTTATCAGGAACAGTTAGCCAATACTATACGCTATTATGTGTCGAACACCGGCGGTGCGCTGATTAAGCGCAGTATCCCCAAAGGCGTACCGGGCACCTGGAAGCGCAAAACTAAAATTACCGACGAGTACTACGAGCAGATACTTGCTGAGATAATCGGTCAAGCCGGCGATCAGGATATTGCAGGCGTTCCGCACGATACGCGCATTCACACGAAGAAGAAAAGCAAATGGGACAACGTGACCGAAACCGGTCTGTGTTCCGGACAGCTTGTATCTGACTGCAGCCGCGCGTCGGCGTTCGAATGGTCCAATGTGAATTACAAGTGGTACATTGACGAAGCGTATAAACTCGTAATAAAATAATTATTACTAACGTTAAGAGGACTTGTTTTATGGCAGTTTACCAGTTAGAAATTCCGGCCAAAGAGCGCGCTGCGCTCGGTAAGCGCTGGGGCGTAACCGGGCAGTCAGTTTACAACTGGCTGTGCGACAAACCTGTTGCCGGCAAACGTCGCATGCTCGACCTGGCGATCAAAGGTATGAGCGTTGCGCCAAACCGCACGCCGATCGAAAACCTGCGCAACGAGTGCGAGAAGCGCGGCATGTACCTGTACCAGTTTTACCAGATTATGGCGGCCGGCACCCAGACGAAGATTAAATGCAGCGACCCGGAACGCGTCAGCCTGATCCACGACGTGCTGCGTGGCATTGACATCGTCGGCGTCGACAAAGTGCTGGCGGAGTTACCGTGCGCCTGATCTACATCTGCGGACCGGTCGATGCGTTCGAACAGCACCCGTACAAGCGCCAGAATGAGGTGCGTGATAACCTGCAGGCAATCCGTGATGCATGTATGCAGGTTATCATCCATCGCAGTGACTGGTTGCCTGTAGCGCCACAGCTTACGTTTGGCGAATGGCTGTTTGACCACCGCTACCGTCTGCCGCTGTTGCCGGATTGCATGGAACTGCTTGTACGCTGTGACGGTATGCTGGTGCTGGACGGGTGGGAAATGGACGCGCAGTGCTCGAAAGAGATCCGCAAAATGCGCGAGATGAATAAACCGATTTTTAACAGTGTGAGCGAGATATTGAAATGATAATTAACCTGGATTGTCTGTTAGGGATGCGTACCTGCCTTGCTGATAACAGCATTGATGCCGTGGTGACAGACCCACCATACGGACTGAGTAAAGAGCCGGACATGATGGAAGTCATGAAACACTGGATGAACGGTGACGACTACGTGCACACCGGCGGCGGGTTTATGGGTAAGTCGTGGGACAGTTTTGTACCCGGTCCGTCAATCTGGAAAGAGGTTTTCCGCGTACTGAAACCCGGCGGTCATTTACTCGCATTTTTTGGTTCACGCACGTATGACCTTGGCACCCTGGCAATCCGTCTGGCTGGGTTTGAAATCCGCGACCAGATTATGTGGGTGTACGGTTCAGGTTTCCCTAAATCGTTAGATGTGAGTAAGGCTATTGATAAACAAGATGCGTCAAATTCAAAACGAGAAAAACAATTAATTTTTACAAAGTTCATAAGGGACAATGAACTCTCTGCGGCTTTCATAAATGAAATGACACAAACAAATATGGGGTCACATTACACAACCTCAGCAAGTCAACCATCTATCGCCACACGTGAACATTTTGAAAAATTACGCCCTTTTTTGAAATTAGAGGTACCCGCAGAAATAGAAAAAATGGTTGATGAAAGAACCGAAGAATCTGTGAACATGAAAAATCGCGATGTAATCGGAAGAAGTTCAAACGGTATTGCTGGCGGAACAGGTGAGTTCACAGCAGGAAACGCTGGTACAGTAGGTTATAAAGGTGAGTTCAATATCACCGCACCCGCCACCGACGAGGCGAAACAGTGGTCAGGCTGGGGTACAGCACTCAAACCGGCACATGAGCCGATCTGTGTTGCCCGCAAACCGTTATCCGGCACCGTGGCTGAAAACGTACTGACGCACAGTACCGGCGCGCTGAATATTGACGGGTGTCGTGTAAACCCAGGCGAGTTAGTGCCGGGAGGCGGGAATGGGAAAGCAAACCACGGCGGAAACTTTACTGGTGAGTACAGAGGAGAAAGACCAAAGGTTGAGGCGCACACTTCCGGCCGCTGGCCTGCCAACCTGATACACGACGGCAGCGATGAAGTGCTGGCGGCTTTCCCCGACGCTAAAGGTCAACAGGGGCAAAGCAACGACAGTCAGCGCAGTAAGAATAACGTGTACGGCGCACCGTCCGATAATGGCAAGACATACACACCACGAATAGATACAGATACCAGTGCAGCACGTTTCTTCTACTGCGCTAAAGCCAGTAAAGTCGATCGCGATGACGGTGTGTCGCTCGCTGCAACCTCTGCTGCTGAAATGGTTGACCGTGATGCTGATAGCGCCGGTATGAACTCACCGCGCGCCGGGGCAGGGCGTACATCAGGTGCACGTAATGACCACCCGACTGTTAAACCCACAGCATTGATGCAATGGCTTGTAAGACTCGTCACACCACCAGGTGGTACTGTTCTCGATCCGTTCACCGGCAGCGGTTCAACTGGTAAAGCGTGTATGCTGGAGGGGTTCGAATTCATCGGTTTTGAAATGGATCCGCATTACTGCGAAATCGCAGAGCAACGTATAGCAAAAGCCCGCATGTAGCGGGCTATTTTTCAAAGTTGTCGCGGTACCAGTCTTGCCAGTCGTAAATAATCATCTTGCGTTTCGTGGCGCACTCAGTGTCCTGGTTATCACTCACCACGCTTTCGTCAGTGTTTGTCGGTGCCTTTTTCGACAATTCGCACACCGGTCCTCTCATCTCGGCTGACGGCGGCGTCGGCGTCCAGGGCTGACTGGCGCAACCTGATATACTCATCATCAAACTTACAAACAGTACGTATCGGATCCTGAACATATTTCACCACATCACGGTAAATGGTTTTGTATTTAATCTCAGTGACAGTTTTTACAGCCTGTGACTGAGATTGTGATTTACTTTGCCGTTCTTCAGCTTTCTGCTTTTTCTGAGCCGCCTGAGCATTCATCTTATCGGCATGTGCTGACCACCCTGCGCGATAAGCGATCGTGTGACTACCAGCGGCGATTAACAATACGACAATACCAGCGTATAGCTTGTTCACGTAAAGCCCCCTGACTGATAAACCGGCACACAAGCGCCAGCGCGAAAATGCATGACGTCACCCAGGATGGTAACCACGCACCGTAATATTCGTTAACGCCGTCCAGGATCAGACCGGCGATAAGCGCCCATACTGACCATGATTTAATTGGTGTACTGCCCTTCATATTTTAATGGCTCCGCGCCGATGCGCTGCAGGTACTGGTCAATTGTCAGTTTACCCAGGCACAACTGGTTGTTGTTCTGTGCGCGTGTCCACACACCCATACAGCGACTTGATTTAATCGAGCAGTCAACTTTCACACCGTTTACGCGGGTGAATCGCCAGGCGAGAATCTGATCGCACGCATCTTTAAGACGGTTCTGAGTGAGATATTTGCGGGCGGTGCTACTATTAAAATTAGTTTCCCCGTACTGATAAAGCCAACTGCCGAATGCAACATTCACCCTGTCAGGTAACTGATGGGGTATTTTTTCGAGCGGTTTAGTGTGGCTGAGGATCGCCTGCAGGTTCATGTTTTTGCATTGCTCCGCAGTAAAGGTCATCCCCATCTTAATGTTAGCGCCGGTTACACCACTGCATACAGTCGGCACCCCGCCCTGGTCTTTATAAACCGTATAGCGCAGACCTTCAACCGCCGGTATCGCAGCAAGCAGCGCTGCGATCACGTATTTACTTACTTTGTTCGTTGCGGATTTCGACGCGGACATCTTTCGCCACCTGTGTGTTTACTGCCTGCCACAACCAGGTGCATATAGCGATTGCTGCGGCAGCAACAACGGCTTTAAACGCATGACTGTAAACAGGTGTACGTTTTTCGGATGACAGACGCTTAGCGCGCAGCCAGGTCATATCTGCGTGATGCTCGTCCGGACGGGCAAGATCAATACCAACGGATCGCAGGCTTTCTTTTGTCACCATGCTGGATGACATTTCAGATAGTTTACGGTCTACCTGTTCAACCTTTTCGCCGATGGTTGACATTTTGTGCGACAGCTCCCGCGTGATTAAAGACGTGGATTCTACCGCCTCGGTCAGTCGCCCTATTTGCTGGTGTAGTTGTGAGTCATTCATGATAATATCCATGAGTGAATGAATAAATCACAGTGTAACCTGAAACCGTGGAACGTACAAACGGCGGTTTTTAAGATAAATCTTAACATTCCTGAGAGGGTGATACAATGGCTGATAATTGCGGCTCCTACGTAAATGCCGAGGATCTGAAAGCAGCAAAGGAATCAATTAATCACATTGAACATGTTGCAACCAGTAAAGACGCTGACGGTAATCCTGCGCTCGTAGTGACAGACCCTATTCGCGGAACAAACTACACAAACAAGACACTTGAAGGTTTTTTTGCCAGGTTAGGTTTTCTGCCCGTTGACGGTTCTTTCCAGACTGGCGGTACACTCAACAATCGCTGGGATGTATTACTGAATACTGCTGACAACAGTTATTATCAGTGGATGGGTTCGTTACCCAAAGTTGTACCTGCGGGTAGCACACCGGCCACATCGGGCGGTGTGAGCGCAAGCGCATGGGTTAATCAGACAGATCTGACGCTTCGCAGCCAGCTGGCGGCTGCGTCGGGAATTGACCTGATCGGCGGTATGTCTTCTGAAGCAAGACCGGGATACGGGCTTAAATTCGGCGATACAAGCGGTATACCCACAATAAATGTAAGAGATGCAACGGATCAAAGAATATTACTTTCAAAAGACGTAACACACCCCGATGATTATTCGGTACTCCAGATTAACAGAACAGCTAATTATTCCGGTGGAACAACAGGTTTTGTCGGTTCGGCTTTACGGGTTCAGACCGACGTCAGTACTCCATCAAGCGCATCTACTTTCGAATGGGCGGGTCTTTTTATCCTGAATAATCAGGTCCCGGCGACAGTTTCAGGTAGCGGTCCCGGTGCTGTGCCGCAACAGGTCGCCCTGTATGGACAGGCCAATAAAAATGCCACATCTGCGACCTGGGCTGGCTGTTTTGAAATCAATGATAATTATTACGACGGTACTGTTGCTAAAGGCCAATCTGTCGGTATTGAACTCACAGTGCGCGGTGTAGGTGCTGACAGTTCAATTATGTCCCGCGTCGGAATGCATGTTGCGGCACATACTCCGGAAGGAAGTACCGGTGCGGAGTGGGGTGCGGCATATTTTGCCACCTCGGATACTACAAAAAACGTCAGATTCCGACATGGTTTGCGTGTTGAGGGTTTGATCGGTGACTCACTAATTTATAATTCCGCCGGTACAGACCAGGCTTCTGCAGCATTGATAAGGGATGCTGGCGCACTGACAATCGGCATTGACCTTTCTGCCGCAACGTATGGTAGCGGTGTCGCCATGCGTTTAAAAAATAGTATGCGTATAAGTTTTGACGGCGCTGACACAAATCAGATTTATGGTTCTACGTCAGGAATAATTACGAAAGGTAAACTTAATATGCAAAACAGCTTTGCTATCCCTGCCTCGGGAAATACCAGCACTGCAGCAACAGCAGGCGGAGTAGCATCTTTACCAGCAACGGTGGCCGGTTTTGTAAACTTTTATGTGGACGGTGTTGTTAAAAAAATCCCTTTTTACAATTAAGGTTGGTAAACATGCAGAACTATACTTTACAATTTAATGAGCAGGATCTGAAAATTATTGATGCTGCGCTCAGTCAAGTTGCTTATGGGGTTGTAGCACCCCTTATCAATAAGATTAACCAGCAAATCCATGACCAGCAGCAGGAAAAAAATATTCCCGCTGCTGATTAATTTAAAAGTCGTCCTGATAATAACGTGCATCGTAATTGATGCACGTTAAACCCACCTGATAGTTATTGTCCCTTCCTGACGGTTCCATGCTTTGAACAAGCATTGCTAATTTACTGCGCTGGTCATCAGTACGTATAACATAAGATGTTTTATCACGAAGCCACCCGGTGTAAATTTCTTCAGACGGTGTTTCAGTCATTAATACTTCAAACTCATTATCACCCGGTACGATCGGTATGTTCTCTAATGTACCCAGTGAATGAGTGAGAGTAATGCTGTAAGTATTACCGAATTCAAACGTTACAGGATCGCTGAGGGTTAAACGAAGATCATTAACATCAATGATAACACCTTCCATCTGTAACATACGAGTATTGTCGATCATGTCAACTCGCATCCCCGGTGCGGCTTGCAAACCAATACTTAATGTTGTGCATTCGTGTGTTAAACGTTGATACTTTATTTTGTTGTACTCTCGGCGTGCTCTTACTTGTGCCAGCCATTTTGACTGACAAGAAAGTAATTCTATTTTATTCATATTTGTCGTTTCACCCGCTGTTACGTACAAATATGACTTCTCATCATGATCGAAATATTTAACCTGAACACCGGTATAATCTTTAGGGGGTGAAAAACTGCGTGTTCTTTTATCACTGTCCGGAATTTTGAAAGCGTGTCCGAACTGCATAGATGACTCATACTGCGGTAATTCCGGCCAGAAATAAAGTACGCTGCCGATCTGATAAGGCGTGACATTAACTGTTGCACATATTATCTGCAGGGCTTCTTCATAAGTTGTGTCCTGGTTATCAAAAGTGTAACCGACCTGTATCGAACGAGGATCGCCAAAATAGTTCAGAATCTGTTGCTGAACTTCATATAATGCTTCAACGTCAATTGTATCTATACTTCTTCTGCCGAAATAAGGATCGGTGTGAATTGACATGATTACATCAGCAAAATTTCGACTTGCTACCCCATTATAATACCGGGTGGCAATCATGTTGAGCTTTCTTTCTTTCTGTTTTAATGCGGCGTTGGTGGCTTTTGTTACAGTGTGAATAAGTGTCACGTCACCGTAAGAACGCGGGGTAATGGTAGAAATAGCATACAAGTCCCGCCATTTTACCGTATCGATAACAGTGCCTGAAAATGATTTATCTGTATCAGAAGTTCTTCTGACATAGACATATACACTTCTGCCGGGGAAAGGGTTGGGAACTTTTAATGAACTTCCCACGGCCTCATCCATGCGACCTGACACTGACATGTTATGCAAAACGCTAGGCGATAATCCTTCAGGATCTGAAAGTGTAACCTCAAAATAACAGGTGAAAGGGTGAATGTCACCGTCGGTTTTATAAACACCACTTTGTGCGTAAAGATTTATCAAAATCTGATCACAGTTATCTAGCAGATACGGACCTACTATATACGGTACAGGCGTGGTGATGTTCGGTGTAAATTTATAAAGTGTTTTACCTGATCCTGATGTGAATTCCCAGTAACCGTCTGTGCGCTGATATGCCTGTAGATAAGCATCTTGTCCGGTTGACGATAAAGCTGACCATCCTGATACACCATTTGTGTCAAGAAAAAGTATATTGTCGCCGGAAGAAATAACGTTATATGTTCCATTTAAGTTATTACGCGTATATGTACCTGCAGGCGTAACATTAGGTGTGAAACTGTAAAAATCAACAAGAGTGATTTGTGCAGATCCGCCTAATCTTTCTGTCCAGTTTACGGTTGTGTTACCGTTGTTTACCAGGGAGTCTATTTCACCGGTACTATAAACTTTAAAAGATGCCTTAGAAACATCTGCGTAATTTGGGGGTTTAACCTCAGTACCGTCCGCCTCGTTAGATGATTTGGCAACAATTATTGGAAAAGTATTAAGGTCTATACCTCCACCGATGCTCATATATGCTTCACCTGCACCGGGTGCGTTACCGTTTTTGTAAAACGCTAAACGTTCACCGCTTATGTTTTGAACAGGTGTAATACCATCCAGAATATCTTCAAGTAAATACTCACCTGTACCTAAACATAAAAACTGAACCTCATATTCAGTTCGATCCAGGAAAATATTATAGTTCATGAGGAGATCTGGATACGCACGCACATAACCACGAATGTCAGTAATACGTGCTCCGGCGCGCGGTGAGTTACTTCTGCCCTGCAAATCATTATTCGATGAAGGTCTGTTATTTTTACCAACGGCGGTACCCGAAGCGCCGGGTGCCAGAATAAGTGTTGCAGCAACAGCAACAATAGCGGCAATAATGTAAGGTACGAACACAGCAGCCGGACCTTTAGGTAATTCAACAACGATGTAATCATCTTCGGTGTTCATCACACACTGAGGATCTTCACGCCAGCGATCTGTTATATCATTTTCTTCCGAAACGGTATTTGCATATAACTTTAACCCACGAGGGCGAACAGAACCGGCAGGCCAGGTGGATAACATCCATGAGGCAAGGTGTTCATGTTCAAAAACTTCCGGATCACAGCCGGGTTTAAAATAGACAATTTTAGACATTATATCGCCCGTATCTTAGGATGATGTGGTTTAATTTTACCATGTGCAAAGGTGATCGTATACATTGACCCGGACCACCCGTGATCGGTGCGAAACAGTGATGAATCATACCACGGTCCCACACTCCGATGTGAAGTCCGCCAACGTGTTTGTTACGCATCACAACCAGTGCACCCTGTTCCGGTTTTGCAATTGGTGTAAAATTTCTACGCATCCATCTGATAAAATGACTATCCCAGGAGTCACTGGAAACGGGTTTCATGTTGTCAGGATAGCCGTTCAGTGTATACCACTGTGCAACTTCATGTGTGCAGTTCCACATGTCAGTATGATAACGATCCCCGATCATGTTGCGTAAGCCAGTAATGACGGGAAACGCTCAAAAGAATAAGGTTCGCCTGTTCCCGAGTAGTTTGTTAGAGGCGGGCTGGCAGTAAAAGTACAACCTTCGGCTGTGAAAGAAATATCGTTAGCCTGTAACGTATATGGACCATCCTGAATATCTGAAACAGAACCGTCTTCACGATAAACAAAAGTACGAAGTACCACTGTCGGTTTTTCTTCACTATCGAGCGGTATCATATCAAGATGTGTTGCGACAATCTCATTCAGGTCCTGAATAGTAAAAGCGAAGTCTTGCGAAAGATCGTTCTGTTTTGTGGCTTTAGTGACCGATAGTGGAATGTACTGATAGTCGTACATATTACCGTCTTCATGTACCGCGCTGAAACCGGGGTATGCTGAAGTGATATAAAGAACGTCAACCCACGTAGAATGTCGTATCTCAACACCGTCAACCACCCCTTTACCGGTGGTCGCGACAGTCAGCAGTTCACGCAATTCATCTTTCATCATGCCGCCTTATCGAACGCGTCTTGCCCGAATAAATCCGGAACCGGTGTTCGTTCCGGCTGATGAGTTAGCCTGTCCGATTAAATAAATAGTCGTTGTCGCAGAGATATTAAATCTAACCGAAGGAACTGTATTATGAAGCGAAGTCGTACCGTTTACAGTTTCAATTCTCATCAGGTTCGGAAACGCAGGCATTGTTGCTGATGTGGTATTCAATCCGCCGAAACTTACCACAATGTTACTTCCGGTATTTGAAAGTAAAATTGTTCCGGATACATCCCAGTCACCGGGTGTAAGTGAAACAGATGTCAGGTTCGCCACACTACCAGATGTAAGAGCGACGCCTGTTGCCTGGTTAGTGATAACTTCACCGATTTGGCCGGATGGGGCGTTAGTCGCATTTGTTACGCCTGTGAGAGATGCTATTTCTTTCCATGCCCCCCATGAACCATTATTCATCGTTCGGGTAAAAGTGCGGTTATACAGTGTAGCGTCAGTAAGCTGAACTGTAACAACGACCTGTGACACATATAACGCCGAATAAGCACTAACAAAAATCATTCCTGCAGTTGTACTCAGTGGTGCATTCGTGGCACCCGTATCATACCGGTACAAACCGCCACTAACTGCTGAGTTCAGGTTTGTAATCTGAGGTGCTTGTGATGCACCGACACCGAAACCTACAGTCGCGTTATATAACGCAGCCATGTTAGCAATCTGTAATGTATTAGTTCCTGTCGCTGCTGTAGGTGATGTAGGTACGCCAGTGAAACCTGGGCTTTCCAGACCGGCTTTCACGTCATCAAGAAATTTCGTACGGTTGGCAAGCTGTTTAGCCTGACGATTTGAAATTCCGCTTGTCCCACCCTGTACAGGATCGGTTTGTTCAATCTGATAAATTCCGGTTTCCCACTGTGACGACTCGGGTAAATTTGCCATTTTTTTTACACCTTTATGATTATTTAGTTGAAAAACCGTAGTTTATCTGAGCATCGTAATTAAACTGACCATCATAATAAGGCAGAATGGTATCATTTAAGTATTTACCTAACGCGATAATTTCGCTTACGATGTAAGATGTCTGGTCACCATAACATGGCATCATAATCTGCCTTATCTGAGATGCGCACCTGTCGAAAACAGGTACAGCTTCAAGTGTTAAACTTACAGTACCGTGCCAGCCGATCGTTTCAACTTTCGGTGCGGCAACAATCTGAACAACGTGTGTCTGGATAACACCGTTGACAAACAGTTCCATCATGAAGCGTTTCGAGCCTTCAGCAATGGTAAAATTGTAAAAATCATCCCACCACTGAAGTTTAGCCGGACTGGATAGTGTCAGGATGCAGCTGACATTAGCCGGACCACCGAACGTACTGCGGCCGAGTCGTGACAGTGTGCCGGCAATGTTTGACTTTGTGACGCCCCACGGCTGTACATAGGAATACGAATCACGCTCCGGAAGGAACATTGCGCCGCCGTAGCGCAACTCTGGTAATTCATCCATCAGGTTTTCCTCTGTGCGACATAGTTCGTTTTGAAACCGCGGTTAGTTTTGCTGTACGGGTTGGAAAATTCACGTTCATTGATCCGCGGTACTTCCTGGCCGATAATCAATCTTACACGATCTTCGTCCAGTTGTTGAGTGGTCACCTGATCGTTACCGTAGTTTGCAACCTGAACAGTCATACCGTTCCCGCCGCCCTGACTTCCATTATACGTACCTGCACGCATTGCTGCCAGTTCATTACGATACTGACGGGTCTGACGGGCAGGCATCACATATTCGCCGTTGCTGAGACGCGCCGGAATGCTGTCTGACGTGCCTGTACCCATGCCCGACACATAACCACCCTGTGCAAATCCAGCTGCCTGTACGGATGACAGGCTGCTCAGAATTGATGTACCCTGTGCGAGTGCGCCGGCAATAAACGGAATGTTCATCGGGAAACCGACAGACATCGCTTTTGACACGTTTTGCCAGAGTGACACGGTTGCCGATGCGATCGCAAATGCTTTACTGGCTAAGAACATTGATTTGTAGATCGCTGACTGCTCACCTTTTGCGTTTTTCAAGACTTCGGCCATTGCACCAAAGAAATCTCCGGTAGCCGATAACAGCACGGAGTTTGCAGACATTAGCAGGTCATTGCGCTGTTGTTCACCTGCCTGCTGAATCTGCGTCTTCATATCCTGGTATTGCTGTTCATTTAACAAGTCTTGTTGGCGAGCTTGTTCCAATATTGCTAAACGGTTAGCCTCTTCAACACCGATCTGAGAATACTGATTACCTAATGGGTTTAATTGCGCCTGAACGTCATTCTGTACCTGAGTAACCTGGTTAGCCAGTTGTTTAGCCTGTTCCTGTTTGTACAGTGACGCCACATATGCATCAACCGCCTGACGCTGTGCATCGGTAGCGTCAGCGTTCAGGCGTGACTGTGCTTCAGCCTGTTTTGACTGTAGAGTAAGCTGATTCTGTACCTGAACAGATTTCAGATAAGACGCCGTCAGGTCATCCACCGACTGACCCTGAAGCATCGCCTGAGCAACCTGTTCTTTTGCACGCTGAACATCAAACTGACCGGCATTCACTTTGTCAGTCAGCGTTTTGATATATTTCTTATTCGCTTCCTGATTCTGCTCAAGCTGTTTCTGTTCGCGTTTTGCAGCGGACTCGGCTTCACTGGTCGCTTTTTTAGTTTCTTTTTGACCTGTCCGGAAGTCCGTCTGCTGTTTCAGCAATGCCGCATATGCCGCAACCTGTTCTTTCGTGGCGTTGCTTCCCAGTTTGCTGGACGCCGCCAGTTCATAGTTACCTTTTGCCAGCGCTTCGGTGTACGCAACGTTGGCTTTCAGGTTGTCAATTTGCTTCTGTGCGTCGGCATCTGCTTTAGGCGCTTTAACAGGTTGCTGTGCAGCTTTCAAATCGGCAGCGAGCGTTGCGGCTAATCCGGCAAGACGCCGCATAGCACTAATCTGATTTTCAGTCTCAGCAATCGCTGTTTTCTGATTGTTAATCTGGTCAAGCAGATATTTACCGTACATTGACGTCTTATCACTCAGACCGTCATATGCTTCCTGTTGACGCTGTAGCGTGCCGTTCTGGGTAATCAGTACACGGTTTAATTCGTCGGTCTGTGTTGCAGTACCGTTGAGATTTTTAGTCCAGTATTCCAGTGCCTGGTTGACACCGTCGATCGATTTAGCCAGGCCTTGCGAAATGCCTAGTTTGTCATTCAGCGCATCGGCAGCAACGCCCAGGTTGTTCAACAGCGCGGCGGATGCCTGTTCAACAGTACGTGGTAGTTTCGCCGCTTGCGCATCCAGATCTGAAAAATCCCCGGCGAGCATTAACAAAACATCACTGTTCAGTTTTCCGTCAGTTGCCATCTGGCGCAGTTCACCACGGCTGACATTCAGCTTTTTAGCCAGGGTGTCCAGCACGACCGGTAACTGCTCGGAAACAGATCGGAATTCATCGCCCTGCAGACGCCCGGACGCAAAAGACTGTGACAACTGGTAAATAGCCGCTGACGCTTCCTGACTGGATGCACCGGACACACGCGCCATCGTCTGCAGGTTGCTGATCAGTTTCAGCACCTGGTCGTTAGTGACACCCATATCTTTACCGGCGGATGCGAAACGCGCGAAGGTGTTCGCAGTGTCCTGTAAACTGGTGCCGGCATTGTTGGCGATGGTCTGAAGTTGTGCAAAAACAGCGTTGGATTCAGCCTGTGACTGTGTGTAAAGATTGATACGCGACTGTAACAGGTTGATATTGTCAGCCACCTCAATGAACGCTTTGCCCCACTGCGCCATCTGCTGGACGACCTGCAGCCCCAGGAACGCTTTACCTGCTGTAATCAGACCGCCCAGACCGCTGTCGTTTTTACCACCGTTACCGGACAGGTTATTGACGCGTTTCTGTGCGTTATCCGCACTGTCAGCAATGCCGTCCAGGGCTTTGTCAACCTGGTCAGCACCGCGTACTGCCTGTGATGGATCTAGCGCAATTTCAATACCGATTGCCATTTTGATGTCTCGCTGAAATGACTATTGACACAGTATACTGTATGTGAGATAACAACGGCAGGTTAAAATAATTGAGGATAACGTGTATGAATACTGTATTTGTCGTTTTTGTAATTCTGATCTATCTGGCACCATATATCATCGCTGGATGCAACCCGGGCTTTAAACAACGCGGTGTCATGCTGTTCCTGAACATTGTCGCAGGCTGGCTTGTCGTTCCGTGGGTCGGGATGATGGTGTGGGCACTGTGGAAAACTAAAGCCGCTTAACGCGGCTTTTTCTTAATCAGTTTTTCGTTCTTTTTGTTCTGATCTGCCATGACCACGAAATCAACGCGGCGAACAATCCGGCGCAGCGTTTCCAGTGGCAGGTTGTACACCTCGGCGTAATGTGCAACGCTGTCCCAGGGTATTACACCGCGCTCTGTGCGGCACGTTGCAAGCTCCATGTATGCATTGAACCATGTCGTGTGCTGCGCGGGTATATCGGGCGCTTCACCGGCTTTCTCGGCGGCTATTTCAGGCACTGCTACTTTGCGGCGAGACGCTAACTTTCGGATCCATTCGTTGTCGTCATCTTCCTGTTTCTCGCCGGTCCACAGCAGCAGTGCTGTCAGTTTTTTACCGCGGCGTCCACCTCAGCATTACGGAAATTCGCCTCAATGCTGGCCTGCGTCAGAATGTTGGATGCCAGGCGAGGCAACGCTGCAAGAAGTACACGTGCATTTTCCGGGCTGTATTCTTCCATCTCGTCAGACTTCCAGCCGATCACCAGAACGTCAGCGATAAAGTCGGTCACCGCTTTGTCGGTCACATTGTCACGCAGACCGAGCATAAATTTGCCGAACTCATCACCGGCGGCCGGGTGGTCAGGGTTGTTCGCAATAAAGTCACGTGCGCGGCGTGCCCACAACGGGTTAGTGGCGTTGTTCTCACAGAGTGTCACAAAGAAACCTTTCGACAGCTCGATATCGTTGGTTTCTTTCAGGTCAAATGAATTGAGCAAAGAAGCAGGGAT